CACTTATTAGCTAAATCATGAGCAGTTGTGGTTTTCGATGCGGTACTCATAGGTAATGGTGAAATATAATGAGAGGCCCAAACATTTGGTTCATCATCGCGTTCTTTGATATCTTCCATAGATTGAGGGGTCAAATTACCCTGTGGAGAAAAGACCTTCTTTACACTATAAATCCACCGGAAAACATAATAAAGGCCGAACAATCCGACACCTAATAGCGCTTTACCGGAATGCTCTTTGAAAATCTTGACATACGTCGGCAGTGCATTGTTTCGTTGCAACAGTTCCTGCTTAACAGCTTGCTTCTCATAGTATAAAATTACAGCAATAACTGAAATGGTGGTGTAAAAGATGATAAAACCAGATAGAAACCAACCATTGATGAACCACCAAGCAGATACAGTAAAACAATAAGCATACACCATTAATACCTTCCATCTACGATCAAGAATTTCATACCTACGCAAATAGAGAACAGAAAATGTCACCCACGGTGATGTTATAAAGCTCTCAGGTACCCAAGCTACCCAATCGAAAATGGAATCGTCATACCACTTATCTAGGTGTATAAGATCTTCAGTTCTCGTTTCTCTCATTCGCCAGAAAAATGCCCGGATATTCCAACGCTGCTGTAGTTGCCATTTTGCAAACCTATACAAGCTCCACATGGCAGAGCGATGCACCCTATTTCTCCAGTAAATTAAATAATTAGTAGCCCACGCTGCATAAAATCTTATAAATGAATTTCGCGACTCGCTCGGTAAGCGTAAGATCATAATAACAAGATTCAAGAAGACACCAATAACATACCCAACGCAATACCAGAGCAAACGACGTAAAATTGACCGAAATAAAGGTGACGACTGTTCTTCGTAAAGCTCATCGCCACCTAGCATGGACCGCAATCCGTGACATATTTCATTAAGCTCACCGACTACTGAATCATCGTCAGGATGGACATTTGAATCTACATTGCTTGGTAAACGTGCACCGTTCCAATCCTGGACGAATTGGGAAACAGAGTTCTCCTTATCACAATCACAGAATGCAAAACCACATTTTGTACAACACTCATCTCTTTCATTCTTCACGGTGTTCATTTCGACCAATTTTGCTTGGTACTCATAATGGTCTTTTGACGCAATTTGCACCCACCGTAAGTACGTGTGGACGTCAACATCTACCATCTCCTTTCCTTCAAAGCGAATGGGCACCAAATTGTAATGGTTTTTAAAACTATTAGCCGTTTTTGGCGCACCAACATAACAAGATCGAACACTAAGTTTCCAAATGTCCGCGTCCCTTCGCATTCCAAAATTCGCTTTAACCTTATTGGAATCTAACATACCATTGGTTTGAAACTCATCACGCACTTTTACTTTTACGTGAAAGAATCGTCGAAGTACAGATTCAGGTTTCTCAGAGTATATTGAGGCTAACATGTCTTCCACATTGGTTGTAACCATAACGATCCACGGGTGCAGAGCTACTTTACCCTTAAGGTGTGCTTCAGCCATAGGTGCAAGAAATAATGCATTATTAACAGTCTGTATAAGGCGGTAAACGGGTGAAAAGTCCATGAATGCTGGTGTTGTGTTACCATGATCATCAAAAACGATCACATTAGTAGACGAGCGTATATTAGAAGCATACTTATCATTATCAGCCCATACGGCGACTCGCTCGTCCGAGACATCAATTCCATTATAGCGACCAATTGCTTCATAAGTTAACTTGTTCAAGGTAGTTTTTCCAACAGACGTGTTGCCAAACAAAGAAACTGCGAATGGAGATTTTCGTAAACCACCGCGTGTACGAACCTGAACAAATTCGTTTCGCCAGTCGCGTAACCTATCAAGTCTATCCATCATAAATTTCTTCTCAATCGTCATTGTTCGAGACATTTTGCTTACAACTTTGTCACCAAGGGATATGACTTTATCAAGAAGAACTTCATAGTCGGTCTCTGTTATATTGGCATGTTCTTTTAAATTCCCAGTCAACGAATAGCCATGAATATCACGAACTCGGTTATACGTCTCTTCAAATTTCTTCATATCTCCTTCGTGCGCAAAGAAAGCTGACACTTCACCAGTTTTGTATACACGCCAACCGCCTTCAATAAAGCCTATAGCAGTGGTACACGCAAGATCTAGTAAATCGACACAATTAATTTGGTTCTTATAAACGACAGGCTCAAAAAGAGTAAGCCTTCCTATTCTAAATGTCAAACTAGAAGCCTCACACATACCAACAGAAACAACATAATTCAAGAGCTTTAAAACGCCTTTAATATCCTTGTTTTCTTTATAGCGTTTCCAGTCAGACAATGCTTCTTTTAAATCACTGACCCATTTTTCTTCGCTTTCACCATTCTGTTCAATCATCAAGTTAACATGCCCACAAATTAATTCATTCCAATCTCGATCACTTTCCGGCCTCATAAAAGATTTCAGGTGGCCCAAAAGGGAACGTTGACTATGGGCTTGCGCATAGGATACCAAGGCTGCAATAACACCTGCCTTGTCACTACTAGAGCTTATACTTGCTTTTAAAGCTAGCAACAGAGTGGTTTCCCGCGCAATAAAATCGGGTGTTACGAAGGATGGCAAACGCATACCAAGTTGTTCCTCAAATGTCCTCCGTCGAAACTTAAAAGTTAATATCCACGTGCGCACAGCGCAACAAACATTTACACAAAAATTAACATCAAACATACAATTGAACAATAACAAATATATCAAATCCCACACAAAACTTGAATTGGGAATCATACACATACTAATCACTTTAACAAATAACAACCAACAATTACACGGCCAAAGTGACGGTTCTTCTGTTAGAGAAATCATCCTCTTTGGCTTACTACTATCTGTGTTGGGGTTAAAGGAACTGGGTTTTTGGCTAGTAGTAACTTCATTGCTGTATTGATGCTGAGGGGGGTATTAGCCCACACAGCGCCAGGTCTTTCCATTAACTCTACAAGAGAGCTCGATACTTTCCTTGCACGTTGTACCAACTCAAGCCTTCGCTAGTATCAACAAGGATAGCACTCGCTTTGCAAATCTGCATGGACAGATAGGATCAAAAACGAGCTGATTCAAAAGTCATTTTGTCAACAGATGGAATATAATTTAAATGCTGCTCCATACCGTCCACGTACATCGATGAACTTCCTTTACATATTCATCAATACCTCCAAACCCTATTAAGGGAAGCCTAGAAGGGAGTTCTTCCATCTTCTATGAGCAAAAGAAACTTTTGAATGGCTATTGTGCGACCGAATTCGCACGTGCCACAAACATATGTAGTCTGAGCCATTGGGAATCGC